AAAAATATTATCGTGTGGGTACATAGCTTATTTTATTTTTATTATGAATTAATTACACAGACTGACATAATTAACAGGATTGTTCAATGTACAAAATCATTTCCAATTTGTCTGGTAAAGGTAATAATTTATTTTTTAATTACAAATTTGTTGCAGCATTTATTCTAATAGGATTAGCTTAGATAAGAAAAACAGAAAAATAGTTATGATATTGGTGTATTTTTGCAATCAAACCAATTGATGATACAATGAATACAAAAGAAAAGCAAGACCTCATTGAGTTATTAGTAAAATTTGTAACAAGAGCTTTTGGCCCTGAAGTAACCCCTTATGAAAAAGAGAGAATTTGGGTTGGGTGCCAAACATACGTTTCCACATGTCCGCAAGTTTTTTTTGAATCTTGCCGACATGGAATTCCTCAATATCATATTGATAAAGCGTTAGAATTATCTCAGAAAATGATTGATAACCCTAAAATAGCTGGAAATATAATAGAATTTTAGCGTTGGTCCATATAGGCTAGTCCAACAAGGTCCCAAACCTTATCTGCTAGATATACTTCTATCAGCCTTACTTCATTTGCTATATTCGCATCATTAAGGGGGTATTTCCCCTTACATGTTTGTTTTGCACGTAACCTTTCCAGAATGTCTGTATCAACAGTTACCTTGAAAAGTTTAGGAGCTTTTTTATTCTCTTCTTCTATTTGGGGAATAATTTCAGTAATAAAGTCAAAAGATGTCTTCTGATCATCCAATATGAACTCTACCAAACGGTCGGTATTGTGTAAGGCATATCTACTTTTTAATGCCAAAAATAATTTTGCATTTTTAGGTTCTTCCATATTCTTCCATATTCTTTATTATTTTCTATAGAATAGAATGAAAAAAGGGGAATGGTTATGTTATTGGATTTATTTTGAAAAATTTATTAACCACAATTGTGCTCAATTATCAATGATTTTATATATTTGTGATTAAAAACAATTGATACTATGAACATAAAAGAAAAAGAGCAAATTGAATTGTTAAGTAAAGTTATTGGAAGACGAATCAACCATGAAAACGACTCTTATATCGCAACACGTATTTGGGATGGGTGTTGCACCTATCTTTCTGCCAATAGACAACTTTTTTCAACTTTCAAGAACGGTATTCCCGAATATCATGTAGAAGAAGCTATAAAAGTTGTAATAATGTATATCAACGACCGACATAAACCTGCTTTCTATCCAGAAGACTAACGCACAGAAGAAGCCTGCATCGCAAAAGCAAGCACCTCTCCTGCAAAATTATTTATTACATTTAGAGCGTAATTTTTCCAATGTTCAGAAATTTGTACCCCATATTCCTCTTCCAATTTCTGAACATTGGAAGGATTAAATTCTATATTTATGAGTTTTGATAAATGCACGCACTTATCCTCGATTTCTGCCAGTACGTCATATACATTCTCAACTGTTGCTTTATCATCTAATACCAATTCCTGAATATTATCTGCTGCCCATATAACGGGGTATCTTTTATGCAACGCCAATGAAAGTTTTCTTTCTAAAGAAGTTGAATGTATATCTATATTGTTACTTTCGTTTGTATGCAACTCTTTTTCCATACTATCTTCTTAAAATTGTTTTCTATAGAATAGAAAAAAAAGAAGAAATACGGTTATGAAAAAGGCATTGAAATCAGAAATAATATGCCAGTTCTTATTGCCAGACAATCATCTTTTAGATCTAAAAAACGATATACCCAAAGCATAAATAACGATACCAATTACCCCAATAGCTAAGAAAAACTTATATAGTAATTCATAATGTTCGTTATACATATACAAAAGGAAAAAAGTAAATACAGACACTAATAACATACATGTACTATATCTTTTCCACGAAATACGTTGACTTTTTTCTTTTTTTAAAGGCAACCCACATATAACAGCAATGCAAGGTGTTACTATAATCCAAATAATAACACAAATAAACGCAACCATAGCAATTATTGTTTTTCGATATTAATTGTATATCCCAAGACATCTACTGTTTTAAGTAATGTGTCTATACTAATAGTAGTTGTTTTTCTTTCAATATTCGCAATTGTAAGGTGAGAATACCCTGCTTTTTCAGCCAAAGCTCTCTGTGAAATCGCTTTTTCTTTACGAATTAATGCTAATATACTTCCTAATTCTTGTGCATCATTTGTACGATATGAATGTTGGCCGTTCTCAATTACAAGAATATGCTGTAGTGCTTTAATATACGACATCATATTCCCCATCTCAAAATTGCTACTTCCTTTTTCTAAACGATATATAGCAGTAGGCATAACCCCCATTTGAAAACAAACATCTTTCATTTTAATGGTAGATTGCTTTCGTATATCTGCAATTATTTGGCAAAATTCTTGTCTATTCATGTTCTTATAATTTAATACTACAACAAAAATAAGCAATGCATTTGATATACACAAATAATACTTATTTTTTCCTTATTATTTTCTCCTCCACAAACCCAACGACCTCATCTATCTTGCTTATACAGTCCTCCATCAAGCAGATGTAGTCCTGCATCTTTTCTCCTCTGGAAGACATTTGTAATCCATCTGGGAGAGAATCGTAAGAGTCTTGTTCTTCATTTAAGATGTCCTCCAGTTCTCCCTTCGCTTCTTCCAGGGAACTAATAACATCGTTGAATCTACCTTTCCTTTCTTTGTTCATTTATTTAAATACGATTATATTCGATTATACACATTATTATTAAATTTGTAGCCAACTATGATAATGAATATCATGTTGGCTACTCTTTTAATGGCAAATTCCGTTGATTACCAAGAGGTAAGGGTTGCTATTGTTCTGTATGCTATTGCCCAAGTATTACGACAATCAGCAGCCTTAATCAAGGCTATCACAAAATTTGCACGGGTGGTCAAGCGAGGCAAGACCTCTTACAATTGATTATTTTTATCTTAGCTGGAGTGCGGAATATCGCACTCCTTTTTATTTAGTTTCACACATGCTAATTTTATTCATATTCTCTATCAAAAAATTAAATGTTGTATATTTGTAACCCCTTTCAGCATCTTTGATATATAAACCAAATCAGAGGGCAAACTTAGGGTTAAGAAATATGTTTAACATATTTAATAGACAACCTCATTCTTTTTAGAACTGTTAGAATGAGGCTCTGTCTCAAAACTGCAAAACAGTCCAGTGTTGTGGCGATAAACCTGTGCATGTTCGTTCCTATTACAGATTTCGGTTTGGTAAATGGGAACACGTGACAGAACATTGCAGAAGACTACCGTGTCATTATCGCTAAAAGACTAGTCTTTCCGAGGATACGTGACAGGTATCCTCGTTTCTTTTTTAATCTGTATTAGACAAATATTCTTTACTAAAATACCCTTTTGCAATAAGCCACTTAATCATAGACACACAACTGTCAAAAGGGCTGTTCTCGATATGGGTACCGGCAAAACAATCTACGGTATATCTACATACGGAGAAGTTATATCCAGCCTCATACTTAATCAATTCTGGATGGTGAAGAACATTTGGTTTGTCGCAAGGAATCTCATAAGGAAGCAGTTCAAGTAACCGGACCAAGCTCCATGCTGGAATGTCATTGTTGTCTATGTTTTCCAGTGATGGTGGACACAATTGTAGTTCCCATTCCAATGAATCAGTGCTTGATTTTGTACAGCGATATACCAAATCTGCTGTTTCAGGTTTTACACCTAGCTCTATTAATTGTTGCGACTGCTCTATGCTTGTTGCAACTTGTGTTGTAAACTGTGCCATATCGTTATCATTTTTTCATTAGTTCTTCTTCAAATTCGGCAATGATACAGTCTGCATCACCACCATGTACCCAATTCTCTAAAACAGAAGCCAGAATTTCTATAGCTCTTTTCTTGGCATCTTCTTCACCTTGCTTGTAGGTATCCATGCCTATTCGATCTATGTCTCCTAAAAAATCATAACTCATTTCTCTAAACAGATTTAAAATGTTCTATAAGCTCTTTCACCGTTGCCTTATGACTACAATGGAACCATGCCGCCTGTACACTATCTTTAATATTTTCTCGTGCATAATTGATGTCATCGTCATCGCATATAAACCAAATATTTTCAGGAGGATATACAAACCATTGTGAATCGTCAGTATCGTCTCTCAATGCGGCTATGGCAAGGAACAAAGCCTCATTAGTTCCGCAATGAATATACCCATTACATTGTTCAGGAGGATATGGAACATCAATTCCAAACATCTCATCATTGTCTGTCGCTAAAAAATCATCGTTTATATACCTTTCATATCCTATTTTATACCCTAAACGAACTAACTTATCTCGAAGCTCCGGTGTGTTTTTGAGTATAAACACAGGTGTTGTAAATCCCATAGTTAATCCTCCGTTTCTATCTTTACTTTGGCACGTATTACAAATATTCCACTACATGAATTAAAAACATCGCATGGATCTGAATACAACCTATCACCTAAATAAGTACCACACTCATTCTTTAAAGAACACTCTAAACAAGGGGATTCGCTCGGTATGACAAACTCATGCAAAACTCCATTAATTATTATTCCATTATTTACTTCCATAATCATTTCTTTCTTCTATGTGTTTTCTTATTTTTGTTTTTCTTTCAATTCTTCAATCATCCGTTCAAGGCGATTGTATTCATCTCTCCCAGCTTTATAAGACTGGTCAATGCAATCACGACAGAATTCCAGACGTTTAATTTGTTGTTCCAATGTTTCGTTCATATTTCTTATTATTATATTTTATTCCAGAGGACAATCACTGGGAATATCAACTTCGTCACTTTCGTAGGGTCGAAGTGCAGCGGCTACTGTCCTTTTTAATTTTTCACAGAAGAGTTTTACGTCATCGTCACAAAACCAATCATACGGTTCTGGGTCTGGAAGAATTGTACAATGCGGACATTGTACACACTTCTTTATTTCATTAATTTTTGTTTTACCCATATTGTATATCAACTTTAATTAAACCAATGTTTTCAATATTCCAATCGCTTTTGCTATACTCAAAACTTCCTTCTTTGTTTTTACAGCAGCTGGAATAATTGTCCCATTTGCAGACTTAGAATAGGTCTTGCCACGACATAATACATAATCGTAACCCATTACTTGCTTCTTACGAGAGAAACCTATACATCCATATTGCAGCGTCCATTCAGAACCACCTCCAAACGGCATATAGTTACCTTTATCATCATACCACGAATTTTGATGACGTCTTGCATGAAAATAACGAGTACCAAGTTGATTATACAATAACACCTCGTATGCACTGTTGATTGAACGATTATGTAAATTCAATCGTTCGCAATTTAATCGTTGTCGAGTATCAATCGGTAAATCACAGAATTTCATATTTATTCTTATCTGAGTGTTGGTTTCTCGAATGTAATATTAGGCAGAAGAGAGTCGACTTTATTAGCAATTCTACAATTCCATTCTTGTTCTACATTTGATATAGCTTCCATTATCTTACCGAAAAGGCAAACTGGAATTTCATCGCAGCAGGGGTCTATAAAAGAGACACATCCTTTTTCATCTATCTTATACCGTATTAAAAGCTGTTTACGGTCATCTGTAATTCTCTTTTTACTCATTTACGATATTTAATAAGTTAAATTTCCATCTTTACTAATAGTAATCACCCCGCTCGTTACCCCAACAAAATAATACTCGGCCTTTGAGATGATGCCTTTGTTTTTCTCCAACATGTGTTCTGCTTCTATTTTATCAAAAGCGGTAACTAAGCAAAGTGTATTATCAATGCATAGTCTAAAAATAAATGTTCCCATATTAATTACTATCTTTTTATTAGTTAATTTTCACCCAAATACGAGAACCGGGTAAATCTGATTTAGCTGACATTACATGAAATGCCAACACCTTTTTCACATCTACGCGATTTCCTTTAATTGTTCTTTTAACTTTTTCAGCACTCACAAAATAAGTGTATTCACGTTCACCATTTAGATGTTTTTTAAGAGCTTCTTTTGCGTCAGATTCCTCTTTAAAAACATCATAAGAATATGCGTTATAGGTCCGTTCTCCATCCAATTTAAATTGTAGCTGATAAAAGACTTCATTTGTTTCTTTATCAAAAGATTTTCCTATTCTTATCTTCATTTCTATTCTGTTATTAGTCAAACAGCTTAAATTCATACACCCACACAAATGGGTTTTCTTCCCATGTACCTTTGCCGGATACTTTGTCTATCAAGTAGGCAAAAGCTTCTTGGGCTACGTTCGTTGACAAGTAAGATCCGTTTACATGTGGGGTATGATATATTTTTTGTCCAAGAAAAGTTGACACATGAATAATCCCCTCTTTCAAGCAATCTTCATCGCTAATGTCCTGTAGGCGTTCAACCTTGATCCCGGTAATTTTGATATGGTGGGGCATTAGGTCGGCTTTAACAAACATCTTATTTCCCCAACCGGGATATAATTTCAGTTCAGGCAATATAGAATCCAAGTATTCTAAGTAATCCGCATTTTTCCCCTTTCTATGAAATCGGTCAACATCCTTGTAGCTTTGCGCAATGGCAACAACTTCACCAAGTTTATATTTCGGCAATATCTCGCCCATATCAAACTCTCTTTCATCTGCATCGTACATACAAGGCCAATCAACAATCTTTTTGTCAGAATGGCGTCTGTGTATATTGAATCCTGCGACCCATTCTCCCCTAAAAGTTCTTGGACATTTGATTATTCTTCTCGTCATAGTCTTTCGACCATCTAATACGGCTTGGGTTAAGCCAAATTTATCGTTAAACATTATTTTCTTCATGATTATTCCTCCTTGATTAAATATGGATTATCGTAGATGTTGCCTAATATTTTAACATCACTTTCTGTATCTGTATTCAAATCACTAATTGCATAAAAACCAGCATTTTCAGAATCATTTTCTGTAACATTGAAAATAAACCCACCTTGATGCCATTCTATACAACCTTTCAAATAGTGCTCTTGTTCTCCATAACAGCCATGGGAAAAGAATAACCATTCAACAATATCCCCTTCATATATTTCTTTTCCGTTTTTGTCAAGTAGCCCGGTGAATTGACCTACGGTTTCGGGAATGACCTTACTTCTATTAAACATTTCAGTAGCTTCGTATCCATATTGGGAAAGTTTCTTGCTGAAAATAGCCATTTCACCACTTTCGTACTGAATCAAGTCACCAAATATCCATTCGTTATTATATAAGTTTTTACCTCTGAATTTTATTGTTCTCATATTCATTACTATTTTGTTTTACTTCAAAATATCAATAGCTTGCTTCAATATAACATCAGCTATTTTTTCATCACTGATCTCTGTTTTGCAAATTATTCTAAGTTGCGTTGCTAAATATCTTGTAGCTTGTGCCAACTGTTGAACATCTTTTGGGACTTCCATATCATTTTCAATCGCAGACCGTCCCAATATCTCTGCTATCCTAAATTCTATTTCACTCATATTAAGATAAGAACGTATAACCCTTTTTGATAGCAAGAGCTTCTTCTTTACTATCAAACATTAAAGTTGTTTCGCACTCGCTTCCATAACATAAAGCTTTCACTTTCAGCCACCAATGATAATTTCCACTACCATAATCATCATAATATGGCTCACCGATAATCTCGGTTACATAATGTTCAAGTACATTCATTTATCCTCCTTGTTTTTTGTTTTGACTTCCTCTAATTTGCAACAATTATGTTTATCATCTTGCTTCCAACATGGAAGTCCTGAACCTGAATATAAGTCGCAATAGTCACAACCGTCCCAATTTGGGCGTGCTCTACATACATTGATAATATTTTCCCTTTGTTTGTGAGAAAGAAAATAACTTCTTAATCTTTCCGCATTATTAACATTAGTTGCCATGTTCTCAAAATTTATCATTTATAGACTCTTTTATCTTCTTGTCGGTGCCGGTTTAGTTTTAAACATATACAAATCTTTACCATCATTATCAAGAAGATAATAATCCGGTTTTACTAATGTGATCCAGTAATCTATAGGCAGCAAACGTTCGTCTCCAAAAGAAGGAGATGTGTATTGGCTAGTTGGAACATAATGAGCTTGAAACAAAACCTTATCATTATTATATGTTGACATGATTCTTGTTATATCTACATCAGAAAAATGTTCCAAGACCCCATGTGTTACCACTACTGTAGATGATTCAAAAAACTTAGGTTCACAAATATTCTCTTTAACATAAAACAATGGGACTTTTCCTAAGTAATTATCCGTGGATATTGAGAGTGTGTTCTTGCAACATAGCTCCAACATAGGAATATTGATGTCCGAGAAGATAACTTTTGAAATTTTCTTTGCATCAGAAGCACCTGTTAATCCAAAAGAATTAAACAACCTCTCTCCTATTTGCGAAATAGCAAGGCTTACAGTACCTATTCCACATCCTTCCTCCTTTAAGATAAGGGGTGCTTTCAGGTCGTAGGATATTTGTTGTATATTGATAATTATTTCTTCTATAAACCGGTTATATTTTTCACAAAAGACATTCACATAACTGTCGTTACAGACACGACTTTGATAGAAATTATCCCATGTATTCACAGACTCTGTAATATTATCTTTGCTCATATCTCCTTTTGATTCTCAAATTATTCCTCATCAACATACACCTCTTTCTTATTGTCAGGCCAAGATTTACGAATCAGGGAAGTGATCTTCTTTCTTTGAAGTCTCTCGATAGCTTTTCTTTTGGCTTCGGCTTTATTATTAGCCGAAACCACTATTTCAAAAGCATCCAGATCAATCGTCACTCGGTATTTTTTCATATCATATTTCTATACTTTTTCCAGATCACTGCTTGCTGCAATTCCTTTTAAAACAGCTCCTCCAACTTCAACGCGATAAAAGTAAGAAGGCTGAATATTGTTATCTGAATCTTCAGAAAATGACGGATACACTTTCTTTACTCGACCAATTTTACCAACCATTGCCGGTTGCAAATCATTAGAGACAATTTTCACATTATCCCCAACATTAAATTTTAAATTTTCCATATTATTGTTGTTGAATTATGCAACCTTACGTTGCGTTGTTACTAATATTTTACATAATGCCTCACAAAGAACTCGTGCCATATTAACTTCTACGGCGTTTCCTATATACTTTTTCTGTTCTGCTTTTGTTCCTATTAGCATATAATCTTCTGGGAATCCCATAATACGTTTCAACTCTGGAATCGTTAGCATTCTCATTTTTATGTCGGAAATTCCATACATGGCCATGAATTCCTTTATTTTCTTCATTACATCACTGTCTGTGTCATATATCTCATATACCAATCCTTCTGGAAACATCTTAATAAAGCCAGGTAGCTCTCCCTCTCCAGATGCTTCAATCAAATATGGTGGCATCTTATCCATTCTAGCGATTAACGTAAAACAAGGTTTATCTACTGATCCGCCAGCAGAATTAAATTGAGGATTCATCAAGTAATGCCATTTACGGTTTGCAGTAATTACTGGTGCCGGTTGATTTATACTTGTGCCAACATTCTTAAAATTTGTATCTAAAATCCAGGGTTTACAGCTTACAAGGCTATATTTGGGATTAACAGTAATACATCCTAGTGGTTTATCCAGCGAAGAAGGTTTACTGTTTCCGTATTGTTGGTCAATAAACACAGAAGAAATTAATGAAAATCGGTCTTTTGTTGTTACGGTTGGTGCTGGTTCATCTACAGATTTACAAAATCCATTTCCATAATGAACAGAAATAAATGCTTTTCCGGTTAGGATATTTAAACGATTTATGCAAGCAACCCCAAGTCGATTTTGAGTAGATATTACTGGACATGGATCATCAACTCCCGGAGCATTGTACTTTCCAGCTTTACTCATTGAGTTATACTTAACCATGAAGGCATCTTTTCCACCTGCTACAAACTTAATAAGTCCTGCATAAATTCTTAATAAAGAAGAATCTACTAAAGGTGTTTTGCGACCAAAAATACTTTTTCCTTCATCATCAAAGTCTAACACATCTCGTACTGCCTTCCAGTTCTTTAATTTTTGGTCTGGCTTTTTAGAATGGGTTTGCTCTGGAAAAACAATAGGTAAACTCCCTTTCGCAAATATTCCGAAAAATCTCTTCCTAGAAGTGTAAGCTCCATAGTCTGCTGAATTTAATATTTTATGCTCAAATTTGTAGCCATAAGACCTTACGTTATCCAGCCATCTCAAATAAGATTTACCTTTATCACGACTAATAGGTTTACCGTACTCATCCAAATCTCCCCATGACATAAACTCTTCTACATTCTCAATTTGAATATAGTCTGGGTTAATAGCCTCAATATACCGAAACAAGTGCTCTGCAAGTGTTCTACTATCTGCATCTCGTGGTTGACCACCTTTAGCTTTCGAGAAATTAGTACATTCCAACGAAGCCCATAAAACTATCAATGCTTCAGGGTATTCAGCTCTGCATTTTTGTAGATGGGAAACTAAAGGAGATAAATTTAGTGTACGAATATCTTCTGTAAAATGAAGAGCGTCCGGATGATTAGCAGCATGACTTGCAATCGCATTTTTATCATGATTTACACATGCTATTACCTTAGCACATTGTTCATTCTCTAAACGGGCTTTTTCTACCCCTGTGCTGGTTCCACCGGCACCACAAAATAAATCTATATAAAGTAATTTCATTGTTTTTCCAAGTATTCTACAATATCTTCATCAGGCATGTTAAAGGTCTCTTCATCCAGATAGAAATAAATCTGTTCATCTACAGATTCTGCTTCTCGTGTACTCCAATTACCCATATCATCTAATAATTGTCGCGCTAATCTCTCGACAGATACAGTCACCTTTTCTTCATCAGGAGTGTTTTCTAAGATTACTACTGTTTTTATTGGATAATCAGCACCATTCCAATCAATATAATCTGGATTTTGGCAAAACATTCCACGAATAATCGACCATATTTTTTCTGACTGAAAATCAGAATTTTGTATATGCCAGTAACATTCCCAGTATGTAAATCCGGCACTGCGTAGCATTTCCTGAATAACCGTATCAGAGGCACCATTACTTACTGCATCTTGAAGTGCACACCAGTACCCTTGATTGAAGTCAGTCAATTTGGGAGTTAATTCGCTGGCCTTTACTTTTACGCTCCCCCTTTTATCAGAAAAAATTAGAGAAACTAATGTATCATTCTCAACAGGATAAGAAACAGAGGTACATATTTGCATAACTTTCTGCTCGTCACTATTTACAGGATGCCATATTACCTCCGCACCTATATTTACAAAATAATATTTATTCATATTCAATTATATCAAGATATGCTTAGCGAATCTAACAGTTGTTTTAATGGCTGTTTGTCATCTTCATTTTTAGCTGTTAATAATTTCACTTCTCTGTCAGCTAATT